AAACGTGCCAAAAATCTTGGCTTGAAAGCATTAATTCTGTAAATCCCCAAACCATTGCATCCACTCGGTCAGGTGACTTGCCTTTATCAGGTTCAAAGCTAATCATTTGATTTTCCAGCAATGGAAAACTTCCAACGTGGAAAATTTTGTGTTGCTCATAAAGTGAATAAATAGGCTCCGCCCTTACAAACTTTCCTTTGGTAGCCGTTACAAGTTTTATTCTTGCAGTCGCATTTTGCGACCTCAAAACATTTTCAACCATGTCTCCGCCTTGGTTTTTTTCTGCTACTACACAATCAGCATTCCAATTTTTAAATGCTTGCAATGCAACTGTTGCCCATTCCGTTGGTGAATATTTACCGCTAAGGTCCTCGAGTACATATCCCTTGCCGTTGGCATCTTTGCCGCAAACAATTATACCAGTCTCATCGCTCGCCATTGATGCGGTGGTTGCTGGGTCAATAGCAATTACAATACGAGACAATTCAGGCTTTGCCGTTATTCTTGCTCTATCAATAATTGGTCGATTCCAAAGCAATCCCTCTGCATCTTCTAACCACTTACCTAAAAATAAATGCTCGTAACGGTGGAGGTTTTCTTGCTCAACTCGTTTAGCTTGGTCAATAAATGACTGACTTAAATTTTTTTTATTGTCTAAATAGGTTGTGTGTATGTAAGTAGTATCCTTCCTATGATTTTTTATAAATCGGTTATAAATCCAATGCGATTTGTAACTAGGATTCATTATCATCATTACCCTATTTGGCTTATCCTTTGCTCGAATTGATAAATCTACTTTATCAAAAATATTTTCATCAACTAATTCTTCTGCTTCATCTAAAACCCATGTAGTAACACCGGCAATAGATTTAAGATTTGCTGTATTTACTCCGGAACTTGTTTTAATACCCCTAAAAAGTATTTTTGAATTTGTTTTAACGTTAATTATTTCGTCTCTAGTAATTTCAAAATCATTGTGAAGATTTAATGATTCAATTTTATCCAAAAATTCAGGTATAATTGAAATATGAGCAGAAGTCATTGTGTATCTAGTAAATAATACAGTATGACCTTCCAAATAGGTAAGATTTAAAAGAAAAAGGTTCACGGTAAATGATTTACCTGAACCTCTGCCTCCAGTTACTAAAAAATATCTAGTATCTGGAATTTCTTTAAATAATGAATAATAGTTTTTAAGAATCTCCATCAACCCATTTAATAGGTGCAGTTATTGCCTCGCCTTTTGAAGTGTGGTCAAGTTCTTGTCTTTCAATGTAACCTCTTTTTTTGCCTTTAGTCTTTAAATAAAAAATAGTTGCGGTATCTGACCCTCCTTCAATTGACTTAAAAAGTCTTGACTCAGCAAAATCTAATGCAACGTCTTGTAAATCAATTACCATATTTTTATACTCTAAATCACTTTCCATCCAAGAATAATGAGTAGACCTTGAAATACCAACTGATTTGCAGGCAGTTGTAACAACTCCTAATGCTTTTTCTAAAGCTTCAATCATTGCTCTTTTTTGTATGTCCATTTTTGTAGGATTATTGGTCTATTTGAATTAAGTGTAAAGGTACAAAACATTTAATGTTGATGGGTTGGGATTCTACAAAAGTGGTAATAACTTCTGCTGAATTATCGACTATTTGCTTAAATATTCCTCTTCTAGTTTTATCCCCTACTGTCCATTTGATTTGGTCTCCAATTTCTAATTGTCTAAATCTTACAATTGATTTGTCGAAATAATACTGATTTTGCATAGCTATTGTTATTTGTTAATGCTAAATAAATCAATAAAATCTAACAAAAAAATTATTTTTTTAAATTTTCTGACACAATAACTGGAACAGTATTATTCCATTTGACTAAATGATGTAGCCTTCTATTTTTGTTTCCCATCATTGAAATTTTTACCGATGATGGATTAAATAAAATTGTATAAAATGATTTAACGTATGTACCACCATCCAAATAAAATTCAGTTAATCCACCAGCGTTTGATTGAGTTTGTATTTGCTCAAGTCTTAATTGTGCAATAGTAAAAAATAAATCACCTACTGAGCCAAATCTCACGTAAGTACAAACATCTTCGTTTATTCTTCCAATAAAATTAAATTTTCTTTTTGTTGAACAAATAAAAAAATTCATGGCTTTTCTAGCAAGTTTTTTCTTAAATACGGATGAATTTTCACCTCCTATAAAATCACCTCCTTGCGAAATACATAATGTTTTTGCATTTGTGTTTTTGTAAAAATCTAGCATAGAATTAAATGACCTATCTAAATTTTTTATCTTTTTTAATTTTGTTAAATAATTAAATTTATCATCACATGTAAATCTAAATTCACGATAGTCGTCATCAAGAACAATAAAAAATTCCTCTCCTTGTTTTTCCATTAAATCAAAAACTGCATTTCTAGCAAAAACAACAACTCGATAATCTTTAAAATTATCACCTATGTCAAATTCATTTTCATATTGTTGTTTATTAAAAACTAAAACATTTTCAAATTTTAATTTGTAATTTTTTAACTCTTTATCATCATCTGAACAAACAATATATATTTTACCTGTATAACCTTGATTTCTAAGAGTTTCATAGGTAAAAACCCTATCGCTTCTACCATAGGATAAAATTACACAAGGTAATATTTTGTTATTCTTCATTTCCATATTCTTCAATGAATTGAGCACTAATTTCTTCTGATAATCTTACATATCCTAATTCAATTGCCTTTTCAAAATCAATAATTACCAAAGCACTATTTTCCATGTGTTCTTGCATTTGTTTTTCTGAATGAGCATACATATCAGCAATTTTTGAGTAATTAAAAACAATGTGCCTTGTTGCTGCAAGTTTTAAAAATTCTTTGTGTTCTTTATTTAAAGAAGAAGATTCAATTTGTTCAATTAAACTTTCAAATTTTGTTTTATCGTATAATTCAAGAAATTCAGGTTTTTCTTCACTTGGTTCATATTTTGGTGCTTCAACTTTACCAGTGTAAGGATTGTCAGAATTATTAAAATCATTTTCAATATTTAAATTATCAACAAATGGTATATCCAAACCCCAGTCTTCAATTAAATCAGATTCCCATTCGTTAGCAATCATATCCCAGTCCCATTCACCAAAACCAACGTTATCCTTGATAATAAATTGCTTTTGTTCATCTTCTGTTAAGTCGTCTGCATAAATTATTGGCACTTCTTTTAATCCAGCTTCCTTACAAGCTTTTAGCCTCATGTTACCACCTAATACAATCATATCCGAATTGACAACAATAGGTCTAATTTCCAGCATTTTTGGAAACTCTTTAATTGACCTTACCAGCTTTGCAAACTTGTCATCCTTAATCAATCGTGGATTATTAGGATTCATTTTGACTTCAGAAATTTTTACTTTTTGTGTTTTCATATTTTTTTGAAAATCATTAATGTATTAGCAAACCAAGAAGCATTTGTTGTTGCCTTTCTTAGTTCTTCGCTTGCTTTTTTATTGTATTTAAATCCTCGTTGCTCTACCTCATAAATAATGTAATCATTATTCTTGCAATTAACGTGTCCGTCTCCTCCTTGTCCTTCTATTGCCCAAGAAATAATTAGCGTTTTTATAGCGTGCTTACAAATGTTGTCTAAAAATAATGCCTCAAATTCAGCTGGAATATGCTCACCAACTTCCAGCGACATTACTGCATCAAACTTCTTTTGTAAATAAAAGGGTTTTGATAGGTCTAGGACAGTTCCAATTCCACCTGTTAATACTTCGGTATTAGGATTTCCATCGAAAGCCTCTACTTCTAATTTAAACTCCTTAAATGCCTTTGCATAGTCACCAAGTCCGCATCCAAAGTCGACAACTGTTTTATGCCCTGTAACAAACAAATAACTTCCCAAAGCCTCACATAAATATTTGTCGTGAACGTGTCCTGTTTGGTCTGTTGTTTCCCAAAAACCTAGCTCGTTAATTTTCATATTTTAAAATTTTAAAAAAAAGCTTGAGCAGAACCCAAGCCTTTTCATTTAACAAAAACCCAAAATAACTACATTAATATTATTGTTTGACCAGTAGGCTCGCCTGTAAAAT